TCAATACTGTACATGCTAAGGCAACATCAGCACAATACGCTGATATGGCTGAGCGTTTTCATGCAGATGCAGAATATTCTCCAGGAACAATTGTCGAACTAGGCGGTGTAAACGAAGTTACACTTTGCGTAGAAGAATTAAGTGCTAAAGTATTTGGTGTTGTTTCAACACAACCAGCATACTTGATGAACGGCAATGCAGGATCAAATGCTACACATCCACCAATTGCGATGAGTGGAAGAGTGCCTGTTAACGTAATGGGATTTGTTACTAAAGGTGACAGACTTGTAAGTGCCGGAAACGGAACTGCAAGATCAGCAAACTTGGATGAGATTACAAGTTTTAACGTAATTGGCCGTGCTCTACAGAGCAAAACAGACGAAGGAATTGGTAGTATAGAAGCGATTGTGAAGATCGTCTAAGTAAAATAAATATGATTATAAGATAACCAGCTATGGTAAAAGCACACGACGTGGGTAACTAAGGTATAAAAACTGACTCGTAAGAGAACGCCGTAAACTATAGCGTAGAAATACTAATACAAAGGATAAAATTAGGATGACATATTCAGCAGGCAACACCATTGTAGACGACGACTACAACATTTTCGCTACAGGTAACGCCGCAGGCTCTGGCGATGACTCAGTTGCAAATATTAACACAATTTGGGGCAGTGGTACAGGCGATAAAGGCTACGGACAATCAAGTACGTTGCCCGCAGTAGCGGCTGGAGCAACAGTATCAGCTACAAGTTGGGCAAACCTAGTTGCTAGAAATGCTTCATTAGCATCACATCAAGGAACATCTATTACGGCAATAAGTGCTCCAAGTGCTGGCGACACAATCAGTGCATATGCGGCACTCAGTGCGAATATTACCGCAGTATTTAATGCCAGAAACAATGCTGCCGCAGAAGGAAGTGACGCATCTGTAACATCAAGTTCAACATCAGGTTGGAATACTAGTTCAACACTATCAAAAACAATTACTTTTGCAAGTGCCAATGCTGCACGATATTTTTTTAACGCAGGTGGACAAATTAGATTGTCATGGAGTAGATCAGGTGGTACTACAAGTACACAGAACACTACATGGACCAACTTGTTAACTGCTTCAGGTACATTAGTACTTACAGGTGCAGCCGCAAGTAAAACCATTAATAGTGTTGCATACACAGGACTAACAAAAATAGGTGGATCAGGTACACCAACTACGCTTACAACAACTGAAGGTTACTATGCACTAGACGGAACACCAAGTTTAAACTTTAAACAAATACCATCAGGTACATATGGTGCAAACGAAATTGAAGTTTCATACAGTGTGTCAGGTGCAGTATTAACAATTTACACAGACTTATCAGATGACTATACTCCGCCAGATCCAGCATCACCGGATAACGTTGATGGAACACTATCACAAATTACAACTGTACGTCCACCAAGTACGTCAAATATTTCAGACACTTGGGGCACTATTACACAAAACACACCAAGTTGGGCACAGTCATAATATTTTAATATAGAAAACCTAAAAAACTCTAGTTTTTATTAACTAGGGTTTTTTTGTGGCTAAGTAAAAATATGAACACAGAATCCTTGAGACAAAGAATCCGTACAAGATTTGACCATAAACAGGCAAGGCTTGTGCTAAAAGAAACCTATCAAGCAAAAATGATATTTGCACACAATGGCGGCATGTGGCGTGCTGGACCAGAGCTTTTAAACATATGTAAACTATGTGCCGGCGAAGCAGTACTACAAGATATCTATGATACGCCTGTGAAAGTAGATACAGGACTTTTGTATAATTATGCAATGGAACTATGGCAAGAACAAATGAACGCTTGGCTAGATGAATACGACGCAGTGTCCCAAAACAGATGACCACTGGTGCTTTACTATTTGCATTTGATAGCGAAGTAAAATATACATTACTCGCAAATGAATGTGCAAAAAGAATTAAAAGGTATCTCAATATTCCAGTTAGCCTTGTGACTGATATAAAACTAGATACAGATTTATACGACCAACAAGTAATTGTTGAGAAACCAACTAATAAAAATCGTCACCAATCACGAATATGGTACAATGGCAGACGTAGTCATGCATTTGATTATACACCATATCAAAGAACTATAATACTAGATACCGACTATATGTTGAATGGCAGTAATTTATTAACTTGCATTAACTCTACCCAGTCTTTTTTTGCACATAAAACTGTTCAACCTGTGTTTAAGAATAAACATATTGAAAAATTTGGTATTAGAGATACCCACATGTGGTGGGCTACTGTTGTTGTTTTTGACAAAAGCACATTCAGCAATGATGTATTTGACTGTTGGAAAATGGTTGAGCAGAATTACTACCATTATGCAAGTATATTTGAATTTGACCCAAGACAGTTCCGTAATGATTTTGCTTTGAGTATTGCATTACTCATATGTAATGGTACAGGCACTGAACAATGTGATATACCTTGGCCATTATTTAATGTTGACCCAAAAATCAAAGTCACATATGACGGAAAATGGTGGTTAGAACACACCACCAGACGTTTATGTATTGAACACAACGACCTGCATATTATGGGCAAAGAATATCTGGAGAAGCTCTATGCCGTATGAAGCAGATAGAGGGTACTTAATAGTTGGTAGTAAAGATTATATTGTATGTGCTGAAACACTAGCAAAAAGTCTGCGTTATTGGCACCCAGATGTAAAAATATGTTTACTCACTGATGTTGAATACACTAATGCATTATTTGATTATGTTAAACAGTTTCCTTATGGTAATACAGGTGGATGGACAACTGATTGGCAAGTTTTTCACGCTAGTCCTTTTCACGAAACTGTAAAGTTAGAAGCAGATATGATTGTAAGCGGTCCGGTGGATCATTGGTGGAACTTGTATAGAACAAAGCCAGTTTGGATATCAACTGGTTGTAGAAACTTTCATAATATTCCAAGTAAAGTAAGAAAGTATAGAAAAATATTTGATAAAAATAAATTGACAGATGTTTATAATGCTATTACGTATTGGCGTATGAGTGTTGAAGCAAAACAATTTTTTACAGAAGTACAAAAAACGTTTGAAAACTGGGATAGTGCAAAAGATATAATACAAGGTGGACACGATGAAGTAGCTAACACTGATTTAATTTATGCTTTATGCGAAGATAATTATTGTACACCTGGTTATGGCCCACAGATTGTTCATATGAAACCAGCAATACTTGGAACTACTGCAGAAGATTGGAACAAGGAACTGATCTGGGAAATCGCCAATGGTGTAATGCGTATAAATGGGCATAATCAATATGGGTTTGTACATTATCATCAAAAATATCTTGCAACAGAACTAGGGAATTGTTATGACTGAGTCAGTAGACTTCTTCAAAATATTTGAAGAACATGGAAAACCAGTAAAACAGGTTGACAAAAAATATAAATTATACTATAATAAACAAACAGGTAAGGCCTTACAGTATTCAACTGAGGATCTAGACGGTGATTATATTGAGATTACCAAACAACAGTATGCTGAAAGTCGTTACGATAGCATTGTACTAAATGGTAAGTTGACAAGCATTATAGATGCAGTTCGGTGGCGAAAGTTAGTACCTGGAAATGAAGGAGTTGCTTGTGCAGTTGACAATGTAATGATTGTTGATACTAATAGTTCAGTAAAATGGAAAGTCAAAACCTATTATGCTGATTAAAATAGATTGGAAAAACAATGAAACACCTAATTATACTGGTGTTACTGCTTACCGCATTTAACACCAACGCTCAAGAAATACCAAAACCAAAGCCAAAGCCAGACAGAACACAGCTATTGTTAAACATGCAGGTACCATGCAGTGAGCAAGGCATTGACTATCTTTCAGATATAGTAAACAAGCATGGCGAACAAGAGTTTGCAAGTGGAGTATTTGCAATTAAACCACTTATGAAACCTGATATGGTCACTGTTGATTTGCTTATGTATGTGAATCCAAAAACAAGGACATTTACCATTTTCAGTTATCAAAAAGTTAATGGCTTTAACGTTGCCTGCGTAATTGCTGGCGGTACTGATTTTACACCATTCTCAGGAGAGTATAGAAAGAATGATTGATGTTGCTGATTTAGATTGCATATACCTGAGCTATGATGAACCTAAAAAAGAAGAGTTTTGGATAAAGATACGCAATATGGTTCCGTGGGCAAAACGTGTAGACGGAGTCAAAGGTTCTGATGCTGCACACAAAGCGGCTGCTGATGCCAGCGATACTGAACGTTTTATCTTGATTGACGGTGATAACTTGCCGCAAGAAAGTTTTTTTAACGAAACTATAGAATATAAAACAGAACAGTATGAACAAGCAGTTTACAGATGGCGTGCAAGGAACGATATAAATGGACTAATGTACGGCAACGGCGGAATAAGCTCATGGACAAAAACATTTGTACAAAACATGCGTACACACGAAGCCTCTGAAGGCGCAGATGACACTGACGTAGAGTTTTGCTTTGATGATCTATATTGGCCAATGTACAACTGTTATTCAACTACCTATCCTGGAGAAAGTGCAAAACATGCGTTCCGTGCAGGCTTTAGAGAAGGCGTAAAAATGTGTCTTGACAGAGGTTCAAAACCAAGTGTAAGTGAATTTAGAGAAAGTGTACACAATAGAAACCTAGACCATCTAACCATATGGCACAACATTGGTGCAGACACAGAACATGGACTATGGGCAATTGCAGGCGCAAGACTAGGAACTTGGAAAACAATGTTAAGCGATTGGGACTACAAAAAAGTTCAAGATTTTAATCTATTAGAAGACATATGGAACGAAGTCAAAGACCGTTCATCCAATGAATTAGTCACTGATAAAGAACAAGACTTAGAACGTCAACTAGGTCTACCAATGAATACCTACAATCCTGAGCAAAGCAAATTTTTCAAACATCACTATCGTAGTAATTGGCACAATCAATCAATTATGACAAGAGAAATAGATGTGATCCGGAGTCAAGAAGGTTGGTAACTCAAAATAAAGGTGATGAAGTTAGCAAAGACTTTAAAAGTAAGTTTCTAAGTGATGCTGAACGGGCACAACAGAAACTAGATACTGTGTCGCCTAGTTTCTGTTTGGCAAAATGGAAACAACTGAGTTTGCATTTAACAACTGGTATGAACAACAGTTGTTATCATCCTCCACTGCACAGAGCAGATGCTGAAGCAATAAAAACTAATCCAAGTGCATTGCACAACACAGAACACAAGAAGCAACAACGTAAACTTATGCTTGAAGGCACTAGACCGCCAGAGTGTAGTTATTGTTGGGCTATGGAAGACAACAACAAACTCAGTGATAGACACTATCGTTCAGGCGAGCCGTGGGCAATGAAAGACTTTGAAACTATTAAGAATGCACCGTGGGATCAGGATATAGTTCCTAGTTATGTTGAGGTTGACTTTAACAGTGCTTGTAATCTAAGTTGTAGTTATTGTTCACCTCAGTATAGTAGTAGTTGGATGAAAGAAACACAACGTGAAGGTGCATGGCCAACTTCAACACCACACAATGATCCTAGTCACTTTGTAGGAGAACGCAGGCCCATACCCGCAAGAGAACACAATCCTTATGTTGAAGCATTTTGGAAATGGTGGCCAACATTATATCCTGAGCTTGAACATTTTAGAATGACTGGTGGTGAACCAATGATGGATAAAAACACATACAGAGTATTCGATCATGTTCTAATGAACCCATCACCAAAGTTACATCTTAGTACTACATCCAACTTCAGTGTTGAAGAGAAACTTTGGCAAAAGTACAAGGCTTATGTAACAATGCTTTGTGAAAAGCAAGGAACAGTTGAACACTTTATGCAGTATGTAAGCCTCGATGGCATGTTTGAACCAGCAGAATACATGCGTCATGGATTGGACTTTAACTTGCTTTGGGACAGAGTAAATCAGTTTCTAATAGATGTACCAGAACGTAGCAGTTTAACGTTTATTATTACAATGAATAATTTAAGCATCACAAGTTTACAAAAACTTTTTACTTCAATACTGGGGTTGCGTCAAATATACAGTAACACTTACCAACGTATATGGTTTGATACGCCTGTGCTCCGTACACCCACATGGCAAAGTTTACAGATACTTCCTGAAAGCTATGTCCACGAACTTGAAATAAGTAAAAAATGGATGCAAGATAATTTAGAAACAGAAGAGAACCGTTTTAAAGGATTCAAAGATTACGAAGTTGCTAGACTTGATAGAGACATTGCATGGATGCGTAGCGGACAAAATCTAGATCCAGAATATATAAAACAGAACAAAGCAGACTTCTACAGATTCTTTAACGAACATGATAGACGCCGTAATACAAATTTTTTAAAAACTTTTCCTGAAATGTCTACATGGTGGGAAGAGTGCAAATATCTTGCTAACATCTAAATCTGTATAATTATACATATGCCCAAACAAGCAAATGAAACTGACCTAAATTATAAACAACGAGTGCTTGATCCACTAAGTTCAAGTATGTGTGGCGCCAAATGGTACAATGCAACCATCTGGCTAGGGTCTGGTATGACTACAAGTTGCCATCATCCACTGCCACATAAAGTAAGTGTGGAAGATGTGATTGCTAATCCAAAGGCACTACACAACACACCTGAGAAAAAAGAAGAACGTAGACAAATGCAGTGTGGTGAGCGTCCTAGGGGTTGCGAATACTGTTGGAAAGTAGAAGACATAGGCAGAGATAATATCAGTGATAGAGTCTATAAAAGTGTAATCTATGAGGATAATGCACTGCAGGCCGCATATGAACGTGATCATCAAATTGACGTTAATCTTAAGACACTAGAAATTGCATTTGATAGAACTTGTCAACTTGCGTGTAGCTATTGCAATCCTGCTTTCTCAACCACATGGGTAAAAGACATTAAGAAGAATGGTTCATATGAAAATTTAATCAGCGATGGGCGTAATCATTTTACACATCCACATGATAGTAGTCAATTGTATAAGTTTAATGAAACTAACCCCTACATTGAAGCATTCTTCAAATGGTGGGAAAGTGATTTGCACTATACCCTAGACGAGCTACGTATTACTGGTGGCGAACCGATGATGAGTGGACACTTGTGGAAACTGTTAGACTGGTTTAAAGAGAACAAAGGTGCAAGCAAGACTCGCATCGCAATTAATAGTAACTTACAATGCGACGATTCGCAAATTTATAAATTACTTGATAGAGCTGATAGTGCTCCACTTGATATCTATACATCAAACGAAAGTTTAGTACATCAAGCTGAGTATATACGTGATGGCTTAGAATGGAGTACATGGGCAAGAAACATGCATTTGTTAGCAGGCAGTGGCAAGTTACGTGGTTTACATAATATGTGTACAGTGAATGCACTGTGCTTAGAAACATTACCAGAATTTTTAGGTTACCTATTAAAGTTTAAAGAAATGTACGGTAGAGACTATCCAAGTTTTACATTGAATATATTACGTTTTCCTAGTTTTCAATCTGCACTTGCTTTACCTGATCATTTACGCACATTGCATAAGAATAGATTACAAGAATGGTATGATGAAAATGCAGATAATAAATTTCTTCATGAACACGAATTAAATCAAACACAGAGATTGCTCGACTATTTAGATGTTGTAAAAACACCTCACAGTGAAGCATTTGAAACTCCAAAGTTGCACAATGATTTTAAACAGTTTTATAATCAATATGATATACGTCGCAACAAAAATTTTAACAAAGCATTTCCAAGCATGAAAGAGTGGTTCAGTGAGTTATAATTATAATAGCAGTGATCCTATTAAGATAAAGTTAAGCGACCTAGAGCAACGCGAACAGTTTTTGCTTAGTGAAAGCAAAACATTTTGTATGTATCCTTGGATACATCTACACGCATATCCAACAGGCGAAGCATATCCTTGTTGTCATGCTGAAATGGGCGTAGGACAGGTAGGCAACTGTAAAACAAACACCATGACTGAAATATGGAATAGTGCAGAACAAAAGCAACTACGTAAAGACATGCTAACAGAAACAGAGAACAGTGCATGCGGACGTTGTTACGAACAGGAGAAGTCAGGCTTCTTCTCAGGTAGACAAAGTGCTAACAAGCATCACGGACATCACATACACAGAACAAAAGACACAACACCAGACGGTGAATACAAAGATTTTGAAATGACCTATTGGGACATACGTTTTTCAAATCTTTGTAACCTAAGTTGCAGAAGTTGTGGACATATATTTTCCAGCAGTTGGTATAAAGACCAAACTGCACTAGCAGGTCCTGAATGGGCAAAGAACAACAATGTGTTAAACTATGCTGGACGTTTCAAAACTGACATGATGGACCAACTAATGGAACATTTAGATCATGTTGAGCAGATATACTTTGCTGGCGGCGAACCTTGCATGATGGATGAACACTATGTTATCTTAGAAGAACTGGAACGCAGAGGCAGATTTGATGTCAGACTGATTTACAATACAAATTTTACACATGTACAATTAAAAGATAGACTCGTATTTGACTACTGGAAAAAGTTTGACAGTGTTGCAGTTGGTGCAAGTTTAGATGCAATGGGTACACGTGCTGAATACATACGCAAAGGTACCAAATGGAGTGTTGTTGAAGAGAACAGACGACAGATGATGGAGATATGTCCACAGGTTGACTTTTATATCAGCCCGACGTTAAGCATAATGAATGCACTGCACATTCCTCACTTTCATAGAGAATGGGCTGGTAAAGGTTTGATAAGAGCACAAGATCTTAATATAAACATACTTCAAGATCCAGATTATTACAGAATAGATATTGCACCACAAGAGTATAAAGATCAGATTATCTCAAAGTATGAAAAACATCTTGAATGGTTACGACCACTTGACCAATTAAACAGAGCAACTGTAGGGTTTGAAAGTGCAATACAATATCTCAAAACAGACAATACACATTTACTAGAAAAGTTTTGGCAAAAGACCAATCAACTTGATGGTATACGAAATGAGAATATACTAGATGTAATACCAGAACTTGGAGCATTAAAGTGAAATTACCACATGAAACATTTTGTGTCTTGCCTTGGGTAAGTTTAGAAACGTCACCTATTGGCACTACCAGGCCTTGTTGTTTAGCAGAGGATGAGATTACAGATACAGATGGAAACAAGTATAGCCTATTAACAACAGATCTTAACGAAGTTCATACTAGCAAATACATGCAAAAACTACGTCAAGAATTTTTAGATGGCAAGAAGCCACAAACATGCCGTAAGTGCTGGAATGAAGAACGTTCAGGGCGTACATCAAAACGTATGCACACTCTTAACAGATTAGAACATATTGTTACCGATACTGAATGGACTGCTGATGCAAAGCCACTGGTGTTTATAGATTTTAAACTGGGCAACATTTGTAACCTAAAATGCCGTATATGCGGTAGTTGGAGTTCAAGTACGTTTGCGGCTGAAGAAGTTAAGTTTGAGGGCAAAGACAGCTTTCATTACCAAATGCTTAAAGATGGAGCATGGCCAAGACGCAATCAAAAGTTTTGGACAGAGATTGACAAACTAATGGAGCAAGTCCGGTACTTAGAGTTTACCGGTGGCGAACCTTTCATGATACAAGAACATTTTGATTTACTACAAAGAATGGTTGATAAAGGTATTGCACATAATGTTGAAATACACTATAATACTAATGGAACACAGTTTCCAGAACATGCAGAAGAGATATGGAAACATTTTAAGTTAATTGAGATAGCATTTAGTATTGATGATGTTGGTGAACGTTTTGAATATCAACGTGCTAATGCTATATGGGAAGAAGTGAACACTAACATGGATCGGTTTGAGGCGATGCGTGATCGTAATACAAACATACAGTTACAGGTTTGCTCCACAGTAAACGTTTTTAATGTAATGTATTTAGAAGGACTTGCAAATTGGATTGATCAACGCAATTTTGACTTTGTATATTGGAACATGTTGCACGAAGCGTATTATCATAGTGTTGGAACATTACCAGACCGTGCAAAAAAAGTTGCAATAGGAAAATTAAAAAACGCAAAAGTAACAGAATATCACAGAAAAGAATTCAACAACATAATTGACTTTATAAATGGTGGTGCAAGTTTAGATGGAAACATTTTACGCATGAAAGTTGCTGATGTAGATTGGCGTAGGAAACAAGATTTATGTACACATCATGCTGAATTAGCAGAAGCTATAGAATACAAAGGACCAAACACATGATACTAGTTGTTATCGCATTAGAAGAAGAACTGCCGGGAACTTTGCCAAGTGGATATAAAAAGCTAGTTACAGGTGTAGGAAAAGTAAACGCTAGTATTGCTCTTACTGCAGAATTGTGTTATAATGATAGATATAGCAAAATAATAAATTATGGTTCAGCAGGCGGTAGTAAAGAAATTAAAGGCGAACTAGTAGGTATAAGTGCAGTGATAGAAAGAGACATGGATTGCACACCATTGGGACTGCCTCTGTATGTAAGCCCAGGAGACGAAGAACAGATGATCGTTTGCCAAACAAAGCACGACAGTTTATTTGTTTGTGGCACAGGTGATAGTTTTAGTGTACCACATATTAACTATCAGATATGCGAAATGGAAGCATATGCACTTGCCAAGGTTGCAACAAAGTTTATGATTCCGTTTGACTGTTACAAGTATATTTCAGATAGTGATTCAGATGGCGATGCACAGGGCAATGAATGGCGTGAGAATGTTCACAAAGGTGCAGAACTGTTTAAAAAAACAATACTCACTGAACAAGAACAGATAGCATTTGTATGGTAGACAGGCCTGAACAAAAGCCTGAAACATTGTGCATGGCTCCTTGGACACATACCTATCTGTCTCCCCAGACTGAACGTAGAATGTGTTGTGCATCACGTGAACCAGCACAGAGCTTTGAACAGTATATTGATACTGCATCAGGCACAGGAAAGTACAACCCAAATACATTAGAAGAACATTGGAATAGCGAACACATGCGTAGTGTTAGACGCAGAATGATGGCAGGCGAAAAACTTAGCGAGTGCGAAGTCTGTACAGACAAACTGTTAAACACTGATGTATATAGAACATACTTTTGGCATTTGTTTCAACACCGTTATGATGAACTGTGGACCAGTACAGACGATACAGGTTGGACCAGCATGAAGCCAATCAGTTGGGATTATAGATTTTCAAACTTGTGTAACTTTAAGTGTCGTACCTGCGGTGATATGCTAAGTTCAAGTTGGGAAACAGAACAGAAAAAACACAACATGGTTAATTTAGACAACCCAAAAAACAACTGGATGCGTCCAGAGGTTCGTAAAGAAATAAGCAAATTTCAAGACACACAAATTGAAAAAGAGTTTTCAGATGCAGTTGAGGAACACAGGGTCGAAGAGATATATTGGGTAGGTGGCGAACCACTGATGTACGAACAGCACTGGCGGTACATGAAACGTATAGTGGAACTTGGTGATGGTCCAAAGTTGTATGCAAGGTATAATACAAACTTGAGTAGAATAAAATACAAAGGTATACACTTAGGCCATGATATACTAAAAAATATACGTGACTGGCAAATATGTGCTAGTTTAGATGGTACAGGTGCAATCGGCGAATACATACGTACAGGATTGAAGTATAAAGAATTTGTTGATAATTTTAAAGTGCTTTTACCATTAGCTCATAATAGACGTATGATGCGTTTAGACTACACTCTTACACTGCCAGGTATGCAGGACGTAAGTAATATGCAGGCACTGGCTGATGATTTGGATGTGGATATATTAGCAAAAGTAATATTCACTTTTACGCCTGATGTTATAATGTCGCCACTTGCACTGCCACGTGATTTACTTGACCGCAAGATTGATAGCATAGTAAATAAATTTATACTTGGAAACGCACTGCGTGATGTACTACTGCAACTTAAAAATAGACCTACCCTTCAAGAGCAGTATAGCGAAGAAGAATACTGGAGAGGTATGCGTAAAGGTAAACGCAGAATACTTACTTTAGAAAATATACGTCCTAATGCACTATGCATGAGAGATATATTTGCTGGCCCGCAAGGATGCGAAGAAACATTAGAATGGTGGGATAGAATCGATGCTGGATAGAATAGAAATGAAACTGCGTGGAGCAGATGGTTTATTACACGTATACTTTGATGTTTATGATAACAGTCTAAGTAAAAAATGGTTAAATGCATTCAATGATGTTTTAGATAATAAACTACATCTCGAAAAGAATTACTGTTTTATGGGCTTTCCAAATTGCGAACGTGATCTTGATGTGATTGTAACGCAAATAAATCAAACCATTGCGGCTATAAACGGTAGTAGCATTGACTACGAAATAAAAGACTATTTTACAGTTGCAAACATGACAACTAAGCGTTGGAGCAAATTAGGAAATTGCGAAATTATTGGCCTCAATCATGACAAACTTAACCAGTTGCATTTATACTTTGAAGAAACACAAGGAGTAAGTGGTGCAATGAGCAAACATTACACAAATGCAGATGCAGAAACACGATGGCACATAAGACAATTGAACTTACTATGTCACGAGGCAGAATGTTTAATCATGAGCTTAGGTAAAGTAACCAGTGCTCCAGAATGGGTACGTCCGAGTAACGTAATGTGTTGGTTACATGCACCGCGGTTTATACTAGACGACGAAGACTACAACCTGTTTGGAATTGATTCTATAGCAAGAGACCACGGCGGTGTGTATGTTGGAGTTAACAAAGCAGTTGGTAAACACCATTATGAAGTGTTCCAGGATGAAGGTGCAGACAGTCGTATTGATGAATTAACAACTACAACATTAAAACCACAAACAGAGGCTGCTGGTGACTTTGACATAGAATGGGGACAAGATACCCGTGATAGGCCTTTTATGCAAACTAAACTAAACGAGTTTAGGAAATGGCTAGTTGCTAATAATTTTGATCCTGACGATCCAAGTTTAACAATAGGACACCCAAAAATTGGACAGGTTGATCTGGAGAAAAGTTTTGCTTGTAAAGATTTTCAAGGAGTTTTAAGTATATTAACTAATCATCTTGATGTATATAGTATTAAAACCAGTGATTCATATGCTGAATATGATTACACTTGGGCAGATAGTAAACAACTGCAGGTACCTTTGATATGAATAATTTTCTTGAGTGGGAATACTGTGATGATCCAGAAATACAGTACCTTAAATGTCCAGCACCTACACCTATGCGTAACCACATGCCTGAATGGTTTAAAAAACTTAAAGGAAAAAGAGATGAAGTTACATTTGCTGAACAACAAACAATAAGAAATTGTTTAGGTTTTAGAGGACTTGCAAGTATTGGTTATACTATTCCATTACCAGAAGACTTAGATGGATACGACACATATTTTGCAAGGGGCAGAGTATCAGCCCCAATGGTTGACGGCACAATATTTGGTAATAAAGGAGATAAACCTTGGGCAGATGATGATTACAGTCTATATGAATATAGATTTAAAATTCTTAACTATCCTTGGCGTGCAAAAATGTCAAAAGGATGGCGCCTGCTAATACTGCCATACTTACTAGACTGGAACACTGACTTCAATGAATTTGCAGGTACTGTTGAACCAAACTATGATGTTCAACATGGAACACAAATTGGCAGCAGTTTAAAATGGACAACCCCTATTGATCCTGAGTATAATTACTATAACTTAGAAACTGTAATTGCTTATAAGCGTTCTGTATCAAAGATAAACAAAGGTACTTTAACTTTTTGTGCAGTTCCATTATTTGATCCAGAACTACTTGACAAACAGACAAAAGGTGTGTATAATGATAACATGGATTAAGAATCTTTTTAATAAGATAAAACTAGAAATACGATATCGTAAGAAACTTAAAGAACTACGGAAAAGGGATCCTTTTATATACAAATGAGTTATATTTTTACATCAGAGTCAGTGAGCGAAGGGCATCCTGACAAAATAGCAGACCAAATATCAGATGCATTGGTTGACGCTGGACTCAAAGCCGGTGATGAAACAACCAGAGTAGCAGTTGAAACAATGGTCACAACAAACTATGTTGTACTAGCAGGTGAAGTTAAAAACTTTAATATCTCTGATGAACAAGTTGAACAAATTATAAGAGACAAAGTAAAAGAGATTGGCTACGAGCAAGCGGGATTTCATTGGGATAAACTGACAGTTGATAATAAAACAATCAACAATCAATTGCACTCACAAAGTGCCGACATTGCACTGGGCACAGACGATTTTGGTGCAGGTGATCAAGGTATTATGTTTGGTTACGCATGCAATGGGAATGATGCGTATCTGCCCGCCCCAATTTACTATTCTCATGAAATATTAAAAAATATAAAAGAAAAACGTGTAGATGGATACAAATATCTTGGACCTGATGCTAAGAGTCAAGTTAGTGTAGAGTATGACGGCGGTAAGGTAAAACGTATTGATCAAGTTGTGGTAAGTCAACAACACAAAGATGAGAGCTTTTATGAACCCGCACGTATGGCTACAAGATCGGCATGCGAAGAAGTACTAGGAGATTTAATAGATGACAAGACTGTATTCCATCTTAATCCAACTGGCAATTTTGTCATTGGTGGTCCTGATGGTGACACTGGCCTTACAGGACGCAAAATTATCGTTGATACCTATGGCGGCTTTGCTCCTCATGGTGGTGGTGCTTTCTCAGGAAAAGATCCTACAAAAGTAGATAGAACGGCAGCATATATGGCACGTTGGTTAGCAAAGAACGTTGTAGCAGACGACATGGCAGACTGGTGTCAAATACAGATATCATATGCCATTGGTGTAAAAGAACCTACCAGTGTCTACATAGATTCAAATGGACACAATCGCAGTATACAAAAGTTTATACGTGAAAACATTGATCTCACACCTAAAGGTATAATTGATAGATTTGATCTTTTCAACTTTTACAACTACAGTGCAAATTGCACATACGGACACTTTGGCAACAAAGATGTTCCTTGGGAGAAGATAGGTTGGTAAATGAGTAAAAATCATTGGTCTAATGTATTAACAATTGTAAACAATACTCCCTACACAATTAATTGGATAGAGGATCGCAGTAGTGCAGTGCGTACCAAACATCACATTCATACTGTTGATCCCAATGGTGGCACAATTACCAACACTGTTGACAAAGATTGGAAAAAAACCTTAAAAGATTGGCTAGACTTTTTTCAAGGCACAGATCCTGTATGGATGACTGCTGAGATTACTGCGGATGGCAACAATGGCTATACAGTAAACAGAGGTGACTTACCTGCAGATGATCAAAATATAAAAATGTATTTTGATGTTACTGCTACCAGTCAGACCTCAGGTACTAGTGAGAACAAAACTGGATGGCAAACAGGCAACTGGACCTATGAAGAAGGCATGGTATTCACACCAATAGTAGATCCAATATGCAACAACAAATGCGACTATGTTGCTACAATAACATTTTCCACACAAGATACTGAAATGACTACCGGTGAAATACCTCCGGTATCTGAATACGAAGACAGGTTATAATGAGAATACTAGGAGTTAGTGCAGGATTTCACGACGCGGCTTTAACTGTACTGCACAATCACCGAGTATTGTTTGCAGGACATGCAGAACGTTACAGCAAGATCAAAAACGATAGCACTATTCCAGTAAGTCTACAACAGAAGGCAAAAGAATACGGACCTTTTGATAAGATAGTATACTATGAAAAGCCACATCTACGACAACTGCGTAAAATCAAAAGCGGAGAAAGTTGGGGCGGTGCTTGGCGTACACAAACTGAACTACTACGTACTATTCCTTATATAATGAATGAAACATCTGCAGAAATCAGCAGTGTTGGACATCATCTATCTCATGCGGCCGCAGGCTTTCAAACATCACCATTTGATGATGCAACAGTTGTGGTAATAGATGCTATTGGTGAATCAGATACAATCAGCATATACCATGCATACTACAACGGTGCATGCCTAGCAGGCGAACACGCTAAAGCAAATTACAAACTGTTATACAAGCAATCATATCCACACAGTATTGGTATGTTCTACAGTGCAGTAACCAAACGTTGCGGATTAAAGCCAATGGATGAAGAATACATCACAATGGGTATGGCTGCTTACGGCGATGCTGACAAGGCATACAATACATTAAAACGTGCAACTGTGCGATTTACAGATATTCCACTGTTCAAAGATAATCTACACCTTGGCATTGATGACGTTGAGTTTGCAGCTGATGTTACAGTAGAGGATATTGCCGCCGCAGGACAACGGTTATGCGAAGAAATGGTTATGGGTGTGATGCGTAGAGCAAAGGCTCTTGGCACTAGTAAAAATCTAGTTTACATGGGCGGTGTTGCTCTTAACTGTGTTATCAATCGACGATTGGGAGAACTGTTTAACAAAATATGGATAATGCCAAACCCAGGCGATGCAGGAAGCAGTTTAGGTGCGGCCGCTTATGCATATGGTAGAGACATAAACTTTACAACACCTTATCTGGGCTCAAATATCTCAGGAGAATATCCAGTAGACGAACTGTTGAAAGAATTAGAAACAAATCAAATTGTTGGAGTTGCAAATGGACGTGCAGAATTTGGTCCAAGAGCACTGGGCAATAGAAGTTTACTTGCTGATCCACGCGGAGCAGACATTAAAGATCGAGTAAATGAAATTAAACGTAGACAAAAGTTTAGACCTTTTGCTCCTGTAATACTTGAAGAGCATGTACATGACTATTTTGCAATGCCTCTTTATCAACCCACAAGTCGTTACATGCAGGTGGTTGCTCGTTGCACCAAGCCAGAAGAGTTTCCGGCTATTATACATGTGGATGGAACAAGCAGAGTACAAACAGTTCCAGATAATGATAGTGGCATAAGGCGGTTATTGAGTGCATGGTATAGAAAGACAGGTTGTCCCATGTTGTTAAATACTAGCCTTAACATAAGAGGCGAGCCAATGGTTGATGACAGGTCTGATGCTAATCGCTTTGAAAAAGAATACGGCGTAACAGTATGCAGTTAGAAGAAAATGATCTTAGACAACGTGTGATTGAATCATTACAAAAAGTCTATGACCCAGAAATGCCCAGTGTTAGTGTATACGACTTAGGGTTAATTTACAAAATTGAAATAGATGGCGATAGGTGTCGGGTGGAGCACACACTAACATCAATGGCATGTCCGTTTGCTGATCAAATCTGTAATGACATTGAACAAGCAATGATTAATACTGAAGGTGTGCGTGCTATAGATAGACAGTTGGTATTCGAACCGCAGTTTACAATGGAAATGGTTCCAGAAGAAACCAAATTAATTATGGGTTGGTATTAGAGATAAGTTTCCAAACCACCTTTACGACGTATATCTTGTGTACAACAACTTACACCACCATCCCAGAAGTAACTGTGTCTAAGTTCTGCTATAATTGGATTTATCTTGTGTTTTTTGCAGTAGTCGAATACTTGTTTGTTATAGGCACTGAAAATAACATTCTCTTCATCTAGTACAAGACAATTGACATCAAAAACAGTATCACTTACAAAGCCAACCCATTTCTTTAAATAAGTGTCAACAAATTGTGTAAACTCTTGTGTAGGAGTTTGTCCTTGTACATACCACGCACCATTAAAGTTTTGTTCTTTAAACTTTCCAACTTCCATGGCGGCCCAAATGCTACTATCCCATATTTTACAAATGTCCCATCCAGGAAAATCACCTGCTAAATCCAATTGATCATCCCATTTGCTACTAAGCAGTACGCCTGGCTTTAGGATTGCAAACACTGCATCGCCATGTCCATCTGTAATTGCTTCATGAAATCTATATCTGCTGTCTAAACAATTTTCTTGTATCCAACGACTTTGATTAGGTTGCAGGTGGTCGCTATTATCAAAAAATATATCAGTGCCTACACGCACGATGCAACTTGCACTAGCACCATTTAGTATACAGGCAGGATCAAAGTATTCTCCATGAGGATTTATCACTTGGTTTTCATATCCATCGCATATGTCATTTAGTTCCGCAACTGGTAACACTCTTAGCAGTTTATCGCCCAGACTGATTTGCCAGTCTCTTGGAGTAAGTGGGGGTAATGGTGCACCTCCGTCTGTTGTTTGCCATTTCATGAATTGGTCTTTATCTGGTAAAGAAGGCCGTTTTACGACTGCGCCATACTGTTCGCAAGTTTTTTGTAAGTTGTTTAAGTCTTCGTTTGTTTCAGCAAGTATCTGTTGTAGTTGATTTCTAACTTGTGCATCTTCTATGAAGTCAAAGTAATCTGGAGTA